AAATGTAATAGGATATGCTGTGGTTGTGCTTGCTGCTGACTGTGTTGTACTATCTTGCCATGCACCATAAGGAAATTCAGCATACGTTGTACTAGCAGCAGTAGCTGTAGTTGGCATAAGCAATACTACAGAGTTAAAACCTATACGTTCATCACTAATGGTTGTAGTAGTAGCACCACTAGCAGCTAAAGTAATTTCACCTGTGTTGTTAGACTTACCTTCAACAAGATTGTTTACTATTTCTGATACTTCACGAGGTGTGCCACCTTGCCAATTTAACTTACGATACATGTCCCTAGACATTATCTATTTCCGCTTTGTGTGTAGTCTACATCTACAGATATAGCATGTGTCCATGTTCCTGTAGGTGTTACTTTAAGTCTATGATAACGACCATAAGAACGTAATGGACATTTGCCATCTGAGTTTTGTGTAACTGTAGAACTATAAGTAACAGCGTCATCTAACTCTTTACGAGATGCAACAGCTATTGTAACTGCACCATTATCTATTTGAGACCTAGCATTAGTGACTATAGAGTTATATCCAAATTCCATTTCACCTACAGTAATGTTAGCAGTAGAATTTACACCAGTAAATGTAACAATTTTAGCACCGTCTGCACCACCAAATAAGAACTTACCACCTGACCAAACACGACTATCTAGTGAAGCAGGTAATGAGTCCATAGTACCGTAAGCATCTAAACCTTCTAATGCAATAGTAGATGAAGCTAGTGATACAACGTAATCTGAAGTAGTATCAGCAGTAGACCATTTCTTAACTAACCAATTGTAGATAAGAACTGAACGACCACCGTTAGTGTTAGGATAATTCCATATTACAATGTTTCTAATTGGGTCAATAGCAGCACTAATAGTGTCCTGTAATGCTAAAGCCATGTTTTCGTAAAAGTATTCGTCTACTTTATCGTTACCAATGTTATATATATTAGTACCGTCACAACCATAGAAACCGTCATCTGCTAAGAAGTATGTGTTAGGTCCATATTGTGTAACTGAACCTGGTGTATTACAACCTAGGTTACGTGAGATAGCGTCAAACTGGAAGAATAATGGTGAGCCAATATATGACATACGGTAAATAGCACGTTCTAATAAAACGATACCAAATTCACCACCTGTAATGCCAGTAATGTTTCCACCTTCTGCTATAATTTGATAGTCAGATTGTGAAGCACCACCTGAAGTCCAGTCAGTCTCATCATTAATGTCTGACCATTGGAGTTTGTTAGGAGTGCCACTAATGTTAGCAGCAACTACAAAGTCTCTTACTACTGTAATAAATTTAGCAATAGGTGCTGTAGCAGATACGTCTGCAAAAGCTGTAGAAGTGCCTACATACCATGCTTGTATTTTAGCTGTGTTATTAGATGCTAATATTGCACTACCAAACTGTGTAAAACTCCAGCGTTCTGTACTAGAATAATTACCTGATTTACTTACGTTTACTAAAGCTGCAGTAGCTGGGTTAAACTTAAATAGTTTAGTATTTCCACCTGCAAATAACTGTGTTTCTAAGTTAAACTTAGCTGCAGTTACGTTGTTTAAGTCTTCACTAGCTGCACTAGAATAGTCAGCAGACAATGGAAATGGACCATAACCTATCGTTAGTGGATAGACGTTATTAGCCTCTAGTAAAGCATTTGCTGTCGTAGGCTGGTCTGGTAACCATTCTGTAAAAGCTATTCTTTGCGTAGGCATTACTCACTCCAGTTTTGTGCGTTTAATACCTCTATAAGAGCTTCTACATTTGCTGCATTAGTAATTGCTGTTTCAAGTCTGTCTGCTTCTGTAACGATAGCTGCACGTTTAGTCACTACGTTAGCAGGAATATCTACATTGCGTTCTGCTTTACGAACTACATACCAGTCAGTTTGTGTTAATAATGAGCCAGCAGTTTGTTTAATATGTGCAATAAAGTTAGACTTGAGACCTTTAGTTGTATACTCTTTACCCTCTACAGTTTTAGTTACGTCTGCTAATGCTTTAGGGTTGTTAATATTACCGTCCCAGTAAAAGCGGTCGTCAGCACGAATTGGGTCAGCTTCCCATGTAATTCCAATAGCTAGTTTCTGTGCTTCTGTAGCTTGATTGAGCCATTGTGGTGGGTATTGTGTTCCATTAGCATCATAAAAGGATGTTCCCTCTGCTAATCTATTTCCGTTTAGTAAAAACATATTTTTCTCCTGTTATCTTGCATTAGCGTTTTTGAATGGGTTTTCTGCGTAGGCTACGTATATAAATGTTTCACCTGACGGAAAGTTAAATGCTCCTGATGATTGTGCGCATTTAAAACCATTACTTAAAATAAGTACAGCACCTTCAGTAGACACTAAATCAGTTGTATTTGGATATAGTCCTGAAGTTGATGAATTGTATGGTGAAATAGAATTATCAATTACATACCAATTTGTGGCACTTGTTGTTCGTTTAAACATAATCCATTCAGGTCTAAAACCTGTATAAATAAATGGTCCGTCAGCCGAAGCATTTGCAACATAACTACCAAAAGCAGAGTAACCTGGTATAGCTGCCCAGCAATAAGCTACATATGTATTACCTGAACGGTTAGTATCAACACTTGTTCCAATACTAAATACGGTTGATGTTGGACTTGTGCTATTCCAAACTGTAGCGTCAGTTGCTGCACCTGCTGTAGTGTTTAAATTTAAATATTGAGTATTAGGAATTGATGTGTGCCAAGTAGCCCAATTTCTTCCAGAATCATTACGTGCTTTAACTATAACCATTTTCGGCGCAACCCCCAAACCATGTCCTACTGTTGCATTAACCGCGTTTGCTGAATAAGTCACCACACTAAAACCAGCAGTTGCATTTACAGATACAGTAGATGTAATAGTTCCTGAAGTGTTAGATGATGTAGAACCTTGTCCAGCTTGCCATTGCCATGCTACATAAGAGAATGCACTTTCATTCATATCATTATTTGCTCCTCCAGAATTTTCAAGAGTAAAGCCATTTGAATTTAAAGATGAATATGCTAATACGGAACTTTGAGCATTTGATAAATTTGGAAATAACTTACTGCTGCCACCACGAATAGAATCAACAAGTACATGATTATGTCCGTATCCGTTGCCTGTATTTTTAACCCAAACCATATCAGGTTTAAATGAACCAGAATTTACAATAGCATTTGTTGTGCCATTACCTGTATATAGTGTTGAATCCATAACCTTATTGCCTTGAAGTACAGCAGAGTCAGGTAGGTTAAATGCGTTTAGTCTTACAAAGCCTGTAGGAGGTGTGTAAGAGAATGGGCGTTGACCAAAGTTAATAAATGATGTAACAGTAGCATCTGTTCTAATTAATGGAAACCATTGACCAGTTAATCCTGTAAAAGCAGTTCCTTGACTTACATTGTTTTTATAAAATGTTAATGTTCCTGCATCTAAGTCAAGAGCCATTCCTATAATATCATTTGTAGTCCAAGTAGCCCCATAAGCAGAACCTGATGAACCTGTATATTTATTACCATTTAATGATAAATACCCTCTTATACCAACAAGAGTAGCACCAGTTTCTGAAATATCATTTGATATTCCAACTAACATACCATTACTACTTCCTGACATTGCTGTTGGACTTGCTTCCCAATACCATTTTCCTGAAGACACTCCAATAGTTCCATATCTATGGACACCATAAGCTGTTGATGATGTATTTAAATTTCCATCCAAAAGCGTCATTGTAGATGCACCTGTTAATGGGTTCATTACACAATAATTAGCCACAGTCGCACTTGTTAGCGTAGGGCTGTCTATCATAGCATCATAGGTTGTGCCAGCAGTTAGTGAAACATTATTAACTGTCCAAGTATTGCCATTACCTGATGAATCTAAACCTAAATTAGCTACAGATGCAGTGTTATTAAATTTAAGGTAGAAACCATTAGTGCCGTATGTGCCTGTGTAGGCTTTAGGAACCCATGAGCCTGTAGTTGTAGATGTTTCACCAAATGATGATGGTGTTAGGGCTTGAGCATTAATAAAATTAATTTCAGTTTGATATGCGTCTAATAAAAATACTCCACCTTGTGCTTCACGACTAATATTATGTGCAGCAGCCTGATTAATACCTTGGTCTGAATTTTGTGCAATTTGAGCCGAAATATTATTGCTACTAAATGCAGTTACTTGGCTTCCATTAACATATACTTTTAATCTATTATTTGCAGTTGCTTGAGTGGTATCTACTGCAAGAACAATGTGATACCAAGCAGATGGGTCTCTAAATACTTGTGATGTTACAAGAAAATTTGTAGAGTAATTTCCAATATATATACAATTATTAGTATCAAATTTAATAAGAAAATAAGTTGTATTACTTGTTCCAGCTACAGAAAATATAGCTTGATCTGTTCCTAATGATCCCCTTTTAATCCATCCACTCCAAGTCCAAGTTTGTCTATTACCAGCTCCAGCAGGAGTTCTTGATAGATAAGCAGACGCACTACTTCTAAAGCGAAGTGAGTTATTTATATCATAAGGAGCAGAAGTACTGATAGCATTACTATTATTTAGAATAGCCATTAACTTAGAGCTCCAGATGCTGTTACATATACGTTAGTGCCATTAGAGAAATAAGATAGTAAATATGTCCCAGCCGCACTTACACCTGTCAAGAATGTAGCTCCAACTTTAGTAGTTGCTGCTGCTGTAACTGCATGACCACCAGTATTAATTAAAAGAACATAGCCTGACTGACCTGCTGTGATATTAGTAAAGGTAAGAGCAAATGTCCCTGCCGGTGTGCATGAGAAGTTATTAGTCACGTTCATATCAAATGAACCATCATTATCTGTAGTAATTGTGCCACGTTGTGATGCTGTGAATGTTTCTAAAATACTTAAACCTGCAACTGTAGCACTTGTAGCTGGGAACGTCATTGTAGTTGCATCTGTACCTGCTAGAGTTAATGTGTTACTTGCAGTGAGTGTTTTACCATCAGCGACGGTAAGTGTTGATCCTGTAGCTGGCGCTGTAAGTGCTACTTTGTTTACAGAAGTTGCTGTAGCTACACCTAATACTGGAGTGACTAATGTAGGGCTATTAGATAAAACAACGTTTGTAGATCCTGTAGACGATGTTACACCTGTGCCACCATTAGCTACTGGAAGTGTACCTGTTACGTTTGTAGTTAGGTTTGTAAATGTAGTAGAAGTTGTGCCAGTGCCGCCGTTAGCTATAGGTAGAGTGCCTGTTACGCCTGATGCTAATGCTATGGTTCCATTAAATTGAGTTACTGCGTCAACAACGTTAGTGCCGTTGTTATATACAAACATAGATTTACCCGCGGCTACTGCGATACCTGTTCCTGATGTATTTTTAACTGTGATTGCGTCAGCACAAGTATTATTAACTAGATATAGTTTTTCAATTTGACAACCTGAGCCTAGGATTAAACTACGCGCACCGCCTGTGGTACCTATTAAATTAAGTCGTAAGTTTCGAGCTGTTTGAGTAGCGTTTGTATCAGTCAGGGTAACCGTAACATCGGCACTAGCAAAGGT